CTAACCAGTATTGGGGTGTTGGATTGGGTGATGATGCTACGGAATTGAGACCTGTTAAATGGTCTAGGCAACTTGAAGATAAGTGGATAGATGGAAGAATTGTCCGTAAGGATCGTCCAATGTATGAGGCGAAATTATTCCCAACTGCATATTTAATTCAAGGGGTTGGTATTGGTTCTACTACAGTATGGATTGATAGTTGTAAACCATTCTTTGACCCTGAGAATGAGAACCCTGTTAGCAGAGAGTTCCAAAAAGATATTATAATTACAGATGCAAGTGAATCTTATGAAATATTTGTTGGTGCAGCTGCTACTGCAATTGTTTCAATAGCAAATACTATATCATCTATTGCGATTGGTAATAGTGGTAGTGGATATACTCTTACTCCAGAAGTTAGAATTTCTACTCCTACTGGTGTGGGAGGAACCCCTATCGCAGGTGTTGGAACGACTGCTAAAGCATTAGCAACGGCAACTGTTACTAATGGAGTTGTTTCTGGTATTACGGTTACAAGTCCAGGTGTTGCATATACTTCAGGTAATCCACCTCAAGTATTAATTGGTTCTCCAAATTATACGCGGGAAGAAAATAAAATTGAGGCATATAGTGGGGATTATGGTATTGTTTCTGGTGTTGGTATCGTTACAAACATATCACGGGCAAATGGGGTTGGTATTGCAATAACTTATGGTGTTGCATTTGATCTTTGGATTCCTGCGGATTCTCCTTTGAGAAATTCTGCAGTTACAAGTCCAGATCCTATTAGTGTTAGTGGTCTTCAAACAGGATTCTATTTCATGGTTAGTGGATCTAATATTGGTTCTGGTGTCACTTCTTTAGATGCTTCGGGTCATAATATTGGTATTGGAACCACTGCAGTGGATAACATTTATCAAGTTCGTCATTATGCTGGAATCACCACTGTCGGTTTTGGTTCTACAGTTCATAACAGTTCTCTTGTTAGAGTCTATACTGGTGTTGAAAATTGGGAAGGATTACAAAATACTGTAGGGTATTCTACTCTAGGTCAAGGTATTAGTAGTTCCTTTGTTGGTAACTATAGTTGGGGTAGACTTCAGATGACTGATCGAATGATTAGTAAAGAATACACCATCACTACAACTAATGGTATTACAGGAATAATTACTGGGCCACAGGTCAGAAGAAAATCCTTCTTAAAGGCCACTAATTATGTCGTCTAAATAATAAAAAAAGTATTACTTATCGTAAGGTTCAATGGCTGCCATTATAACTGATCAAATTCGAATATTGAATGCGAAGAATTTTGTCGCAGGTGTTTCTACCTCAACAAATTCTTACTATGCTTTTGTTGGACTACCAAATCCAACAGGAATATCAACAACTTGGGATTCAACACCCCCTGCACCTGTTGATAGTTTTAGCGATATGAATGATTTTTATGATGATATGATAGCGGTTAAGAGTATAACCTCTTCCGATGTTAAACAGATTGTTAGAAAGGACTCTTGGAGTTCTGGTACAACTTATGATTATTATAGGCAAGATTATAGTCTTTCTAATGCTCCACCAAACTCTGGTGGTACAACCTTGTATACTGCAAATTATTTTGTTGTTAATAGTGATTATAGGGTTTATATTTGTTTGCAGAATGGAACAACACCAGAAACTCCTGATGGAAAACCTTCTCTTGACGAACCAACATTTACAGATTTAGAACCAAGAATTGCTGGTACGTCTGGTGATGGATATATTTGGAAGTATCTTTATAGTATTAAACCATCAGATTTGATTAAATTTGATTCTACTGATTATATGCCTGTTCCAGCAAACTGGGAAAGCAATTCGGAAGATAGTGCTATTCGTAATAATGCTGTTGATGGTGGTATTAAGATTGTTGTTATTAAGAATAGAGGAACTGGTATTGGTACTGCTAACCAGACTTATACAAGAGTTCCAATTAAAGGTGATGGATTTGATGCAGAGTGTACTGTTGTTGTTAATAATGATCAGCAGATAGAAAGTGTTACGGTATCAAACGAAGGATATGGTTATACTTATGGTAATGTTGATTTATCTGCAGGATCTGTTCCAACACCTACTTCATCTCCTACGTTAGATGTTATTATTCCACCTCCAGGTGGACATGGTAAGGATATTTACCGTGAATTGGGTGCTACAAATGCTCTTCTTTATGCACGAATTGAAAATGATGCAGAGAACCCTGACTTTATCACAGGAAACCAATTCGCAAGAATAGGTATTATTGAGAATCCATATGCTTGGGGTTCTACACAGTTACTTACTTTGGATAAAGCATCTGCTACTTATGCATTAAGATTAGCAGGTACGGGGTATAGTTCAGTATCTTTTGCAGGTGATAGTATAATTACACAGACTGTTGGTACTGGTGTTACTGCTGTTGGTAAGGTTGTTTCATATGATCAAACTACTGGAGTATTGAAGTATTGGCAGGATAGAACCATTGCTGGTTTTAATACTGTTGGTACTGCTCAAACAAACCCAACTTATGGTTATGATACTACGCGATTTACTTCAGATCCAACATCAGGTGGTAATCGAATTATTGTAGGTGGTAGTGCTAATTTGTCTATTAGTACTACATTTAGTGGTCTATCTACCTCAATAAATAATAGGACATACTACCTTGGTCAATCCTTTACAAAAGGATTAGCAAACCCAGAAATTAAAAAATATTCTGGAAATATGATTTACGTTGACCACAGACCTTCTATTACACGATCTTCAAACCAAAAAGAAGACGTTAAGATCATATTACAGTTCTAAAATACTATGGCCCAACAAACTAATCTCAACGTCAGTCCATATTTTGACGACTTTGCAGAGGATTCTAATTATCATAAGGTTCTCTTTAAACCAGGATATCCTGTCCAAGCAAGAGAATTAACTGGTCTGCAGTCAATATTGCAGAATCAGATTGAGAAGTTTGGTCAGCACTTTTTTAAGGAAGGGTCTAAGGTTATTCCTGGAAATACAGCGTATTCTCCAGAGTATTTTGCTGTAGAATTAAATAATACTCACTTAGGTGTACCCGTAAATTACTATATTGAACAGTTGGTTGGTAGAAAGATAATTGGAATGTCAACTGGTGTGACTGCTATAGTTAATCAGGTTTTAGAAGCAACTGAGTCTGAAAGAGGAAATTTAACAATATATGTGTCTTACATATCTTCTGGTGTTGAAGATAGTTCTATTAAACAGTTTAATGATGGAGAACTTTTAATAGCAGATAGTGATATAACTTCTGACTCTTCAAATAATGCATATATTCCTTCTGGGGAATCATTTGCATCTTGTATAGCACAGAATGCAACTTCTACTGCTGCATCATTTTCTATATCAAATGGTGTTTATTTTATAAGAGGTAATTTTGTTAATGTACATGATGAGACTATAATTTTAAGTCAATATGATGCTACTCCTAGTGGAAGAATTGGTTTAAGAATTGAAGAAGATATTCTTAATGCTGATGAGGATCCAACTTTAGCAGATAACTCCAAAGGTTTTAATAACTATGCTGCACCTGGTGCAGACCGTTTAAAGATTTCTGCTAGTTTATATTCAAAACCATTAGATGATTTTAATGATTCTAATTTTATAGAATTAGCAACTGTTGATAATGGTACTTTAACATCCCAAAAAGTTAATCCCGAATATAATTTTATTAATGATGAACTTGCTCGTAGAACATATGAGGAATCTGGTGATTATACCATAAAACCATTTACTATTACTGTAAGGAATTCTTTAAATAATGGTACTGGTAATAATGGTATATTTTCGGATGGAGAATCTACCCCTTCAGGGACTTTAGCTTCTGATGATCTTGCATTATATCAAGTAAGTCCAGGAAAGGCATTTGTAAAAGGGTATGAAGTAGAAACAATTTCTTCATCTTTCTTGGATTGTGATAAACCAAGAACATCTAAAAAATTAGAAACTCAAGGAGTATCATATAATACTGGTACAACACTTACTCTTAATAGAGTACATGGAGCACCTGTTATTGGAATAGGTAATACTTATATTGTTAGTTTAAGAAGTCAAAGAACTGTTGGTGACGGCAAGGTGGCTGGCCAAGAGATTGGTGTTGCCAGAGTTTATGACAATGCATTAGAATCTGGATCATATTCTGCTAGCAATTCTAATACTAATGAGTGGGATATTTCATTATATGATGTTCAATTAAGTACTCGTATAACATTAAATGAGAATATTACTTTACCTGTTCCTACACATATAAAAGGAAAGTATAGTGGTGCTACTGGATATTTGATGAATGCTGTTAGTAACAGTACATCTATGGATATCTATGGTACAAATGGTCAGTTTTTACAGAATGAACCATTTATCTTTAGTAGAAATGATGCTAGTCAGAATCCAAATAGTCGTGTTGCAGTTGCTGTAACATCATATGGAATTGGAGATGTTAAGCAATTGTATGGTGGACCACAGTTAGGTAATAGGGTTGGTGCTGGTATTGGAACTTTCTGTGCTGATGTTATACAGCAAGATGCATTTATTTTTGGAGAAGCAACAATGACTTCCGCAACTGGAAGTGGTGCTGTTTCAATTAGTACGATAACCAGTGAAAACACACTATTCCCAGGAAAATTAAGAGTTGATAATATTCTTTCATTTGGTGGTCTTGGTAATAATGAAAGTTCATATGTAAGAATAACTGAGGTTAATTCTGCTAATGTAGTTGTTACTGGAGTTTCAACGGTAACTGGAGTTCAACAAGGTGCATTATATAAAGGTACTGCTAATACTACATTAAATGTTCCTAACTTAAAACTAGTAACAAGTCCTTTATCAGCATCAACTGAGAATACTTTATTTACATTGATGCCGAAGATGTTGGTATCAGATGTTGATCTTTCAGATGCTGTATTAAGTATTAGAAAAACACAAACGGTAAGTATTGTTGGTGGTCAACTTTCTTCTGCCTTAACTGCAGATACTAATGAAGCATTTTTAGCATATGATGAAGAGAGATATTCTTTAACTAGAGCAGATGGAACAACTATAGCACTTACTTCTGATATGTTCCAGTTTTCTTCTGGATCTACTATTTTACAGATTAATACGGGTGGTGCTGATTCTGCTGGATGTACATTAATAACAACATTACAGAAGTCAAAACCTTCTGCTAAGATTAAGAGATTAAACAGAGTTAATTCTACTGTTATCAATGCGTCAGCAAAAGCAGGATCTGGTATTGGTGCAACAACTTTAAATGATGGTTTGGTTCGTGGTGATTTCCCAATTGGAACAAGAGTCCAAGATGAAGAGATTGCATTAAATGAGGCTGATGTTATTAGGATTCATGGCATTTATGAATCTCTTGATACATCTGCTCCATCTGCACCTAGGATGACATTATCTACTTTAAATGGTCCTACTGCGAAAACAACTGATCTTATTGTAGGTGAAAAGATTACAGGTTCTTCTAGTGGTGCGGTTTCTATTGTTGCAGAAGTCTTAACGGATGCTCAAGTATCATATATTCAAAAGAATACTGATGGTTTTGAAGAAGGGGAAGTAGTTACTTTTGAAGAATCTGATATTCAGGGAGTTATTACTACTTTAGATAATCCAAGTAGAGATATATCCACTCATTATACATTTAATACTGGACAAAGACCATCATTCTATGATTATGGTTTTATTAGAAGAGTTCCTAATGCTAAACCACCAAAGAGAACTATAAGAGTCTATTTTGCTAATGGATATTATGATGATACAGATGATGGTGATATTACAACAAAGAATTCATATGATACTTGGAATTATACAAAAGATATTCCAACAATTAATGGTGATAAGGTTACTGATACTATTGATATAAGACCAAAAGTTGGTACCTATACAGTAACTGAATCTAAGAGATCTCCATTAGAGTTCTATGGAAGAAATTTTGCTTCTAGTGGAAATTCTGCTAAGAATATTTTAGCATCTGATGAGACTATTACTACTAATTTCTCATTCTATGTTGGTAGGGTAGATAGAATTTTCTTAGATAAAACTGGAAAGTTCCAGGTTCAGTATGGAGATCCATCAGAGAAGAAAGAAAGACCTATAACTATTGATGATGCAATTGAGATTGGTAGTGTTATATTACCACCATATCTTTTTGATACTGATGACGCTCAACTTTCGTTTATGAAGCATAAACGATATAGGATGAAAGATATTAAGGATCTTGAAGATAGAATTAAGAGTCTTGAATATTATACATCACTATCTCTTCTTGAGACAGAAACTGCTAATATGTTCCTTCCAGATGCTGATGGAATGAATAAGTTTAAGTCTGGTTTTTATGTTGATAATTTTACTTCACTTTTACCACAAGAGACTAGTGTTAAGATAAAGAATAGTTTAGATCCATCACTTAAGGAATTAAGACCACAACATTATACAACATCAATTGATCTTATTCCTGGACCTGTTGAAGGGGTTGCTGCGAATGTTGATAGAACATTTATGGACCCAGAAGGGACAAATATAAGGAAAGGTAGGGATGTTGTTACTCTTGATTATACTGAAAAGGAATGGTTGAGTCAGCAATTTGCTACTAGAACTGAAAGTGTTACTCCATTCTTAGTAAGTTTTTGGCAAGCATCGTTAAAACTATCACCATCATCAGATACTTGGGTAGATACTGCAAGAATTAAAGCAAAAATTATTAAACAAGAAGGTAATTTTGCTGGAACAATG